TGGAGTTGAAGCAGAAATGTACGCAGGAGATCCTTGACCAGTGCATGTCAGACTACCATTACCAGGACCTGTTGCACCTCTATCAAAAGCAATTGCCATGGTATTACCAGCTGGTATATTAGGCCATCTGTAACTGCCCCTGAATTCTCTCATGGCGGTATATCTATAAGAGCCTCCTGGTCCAGTTGGGGCCCATACATCGTTCTTCTGTATTTGCCCTGGCATACAAACACCATAAGTCAAGAGATCGTTCATATAATTTTTCTCTCTTGCGTCTAATGATGTATTAGGGGTATTAGCTGCCAATGTCATTAATGAATTAATTCCTCTGGATGCTCCAGCAGTATCACCTATGCTAACTGCCCCTGTCGTTGGTATGCCACTACTTGCCATATTATTTCTTATTATTTAATTGTTTTATAGCTTCAATCAAGAGAGGTATAATTTTTTCATATCTTACTGCCTTGTAACCATCGTCTCTTGTAACCACTATTTCAGGCATTATGGCTTCAACTTCTTGAGCTATGACACCATAATCTCTGCCAGTGTAACCAGATTTGTCATTCCAATCAAATAATACACCAGATATTTTTTCTAATTTCTCTAATGCATTATCAATGGGCTTGATGTTGTCTTTTAATCTTTTGTCAGAACTAGAGAAGGCAACAACATCTGCACCCACATACAGATTCTTTTTAATAAAGGCACCCCCTGAAGTTGTTATTGAACCAACATTATCTGTGCCGTTTGCATCTGCTACATTTTGAGTATGAAAATATCCATTTGTATCAATATGACCATTCTGGTCTATGTCGAAATCACCAGATGATACAATAAAATCACCACTGCCATTGCAAATTATTGACACATTGCCATTGTTTGTGGTGGTGAGACTGTGATCAGTACCTGTGGCTCTGAAGAACCCTGTCAGAGTGGTGTCTCCCACAATGTAATTGTTGGTGGCAGTAATGGTGTTGCTGGCAGATTTGATGGTGTTTGCCACAGCAGATTTGATGGCAATGCTTTGAGAAGAGCTTTCTATTCTAACACCTTGTGCGCCTGAAAGATCCAACACATTAGTTACATCTATGCCGAAGTTACCTACTCCTATGCCACCATTATTCACATTGGGATGGGTCTTGAAAACAGCATCACCAAAAGCCACAATGCTGTAGTTGGGAAAACCAGATTCAATATTATATGCTTCTGGTGCATTTATTGCCAAGAACTGACGCTCTTTCAGCTGCAACACAGGTCTTCTAGTACTCCCAGGAAGGTACTTTAAATCATCAGTGAACAATCCAATGGTTTGATTGTTTGAATCACTTGTTTGAAATTGACCCACAAACAGTGCAGGAGAATTAAAATCCCTATTGATGACGCTCAATGCACTGGTGGTTGTGACAATTGTGTCCAGATAAACTGTGTCTCCTAATACTGAAAGATTGCCCATGATGGTGACATCAGCTGCTACATCAAAGTACACATCATCCCGGAACAAGGTTTTGCCAGTGAAGTCAAAATTTGGATTGGACATGCTGCCTGTGTTGGGAGCAGAAGAAAATACTATGTTGAATGTGTTGCCAGAACCAGCAGATTGTCTTATTGACAGAGCATCTTTTTTCTGCACTGAGAAGTTCAAAGATTTATCTGCTATGATATCAAAACCGCCACTTATGGATTCCATTGTGGAGAAAGAACTCTTCAGAGGATTCTCTGCATAAAACTTTATTTGCCTTGGAGCACCTTGATGTGTGTTCAAGAACAATGAATTGTGCACATTCAATGTGGCACTCAAGTTGTTTGTTACTGTTTTCTGATTGATATTGCCCAGATAAAAACTGCAATCATGGCTGGGTTCATCACCATAGGCACACAGAGATATGTAACGGGCATCAAAATCCAATCTATTGTATTGTTTAGTGATGGAGCGCAAAGTGTTTGGATTGGTGTCTGTGTATAGAATAGTGAACCCACTGTTGGGAAAAGAGTCATCACCAGCAAATTCTTTGGCCAGTCTCCATTTGCCCAATGGTCCTTTTTCCAAAGATCCCACATATGGTTTGGGATGCACATCCAACCATGGGTCACCAAGTGTGGTGCCAGGTGAATATGAATACAGAGTGTTGTCTGTGGTTTGATACACATAATCACCCACTTGTGAGATGGAATTGTATCCTAATTTATCACCAGCCAATCCTAGAAATTTGTTGCCAGCCACAATGCCGCCAGTGGTAATGCCATCACCTATGAACACTCTCTGTGTATCCACACAATATCCTAATTCACCCTCTGTGAGGGTGGTCAACTGACGTTCAGAATCTGTGCCTCTTCGTACCAGAATCTTGACAACTGTGTCTGATGAGATTTCTATGGCCATATTATGTGGTCATCCTCACATATCCTGAACCATCCACCCACAACAGACCTGTGTCTGTGCCCACTAATCCAGGTGATGTTCTGTATGATACTAGTTTGAGTGCACTGGCATTTAACGATTGAGAGATGCTGTCAATGGAACCCAGCTTGATGCCACTTTGTATCACACTGAGCTGTCCACTGCCATTGACTGTGATGGAGGAGCTATCATATTTCACGCGAATTGCACCACCTGATGGTTTACTCAATCCTTCAGAGGACAATATCACATCACTGCCTAACTTTATAGCTGTGATGCTTGCATCTTTCACACGTATTTTGCCACTGGTATTGTATTCAATGGAACTGTCATCTGTTCTTGTTCCTATGAATTGATAAGCTGAAGGTTCATTGTAGTTTGGGAAAAAATTGGAATCGAGTCCAGTGAGGCAATACAATTTGGTATCTAACGGATTAAAGACTATGTCTCCCACTTGTGCAGTCTTGAGAGGCAATGCATTGGCAGGTGTAAAATCACCCACATACAATTTCATGCCTGCAGGATTGCCTCCCAGTGTGCTGCCATCCCCTATGAAGAGTCTTCTGGAATCCGTGTCAGTTGTGTATCCCAATTCTCCTATGTCCAATATGACTTGCTTGCGTTCTGTGTCCGCTCCTCTTCTTATCTTTATTTTGACTATGGAGACAGTTGCCATGACTTTAGTATTTATGTTTCAAGCTTAAATTTACACTGTTATACAACAATTTCGAATGCTTTAGTTGCAACTATCTGATATGACAGTTCATAATCCAATGTGCAGAAGCTGGATGCCAGAGGTTCATGAGGCACATATGCTTGCCCAGGATTGCTTGGATCTATGAGAAAAATTATTTCCAATGAATCATCGTAATCACTCAATTGTGCAGAAATAGTGCTTGGATAAACTAAGTCTGACTTTCCCTCAGGTACAGGAATAACCATGATTATTCACCAGGCTGTCTGGGATAGGCAGAAGTGTAGAAGCTGAATGTGGCACTGTTAGAAAACACTTGGTAGAACTTTTTGGAAGGTGTGGGTCCAAAGGGCACTTGATATGCAAATGGATCATTGGATCTGCTTGAGTTGAATCTGATAATGGCTCTCATGACGTTATCCACTCTAATAAACATCGTATTGTTTTCTACAACACTTGCTTCAATTCTATCAAAGTAAAGATATGATGCATCATCCATGCCATACATGACCTGCACGCCATTCTGTTGAAACAGTGGGAATGTAGGCGTTATAGGTCCTAAAATATTTGCTACCCATGTGTCTTGTGGAGCCAATGTCCATGTGGGGGTTACTGTGGGCGTCATGGTGGGTGTGTATGTGGGTGTCACAGTGGGTGTGTATGTGGGTGTCACAGTGGGTGTTTCGGTGGTGGTGGGAGTAAAAGTGGGTGTCACTGATGGTGTTAAGGTGGGTGTCACAGTGGGTGTTGCTGTCACAGAAGGTGTGGGAGGGAAATTGCCTCTGCCAACTGATGCGCCTGCTCCTGCAGCAACTTTGGATTGAATTGATGCTACTCGCAATAAACTGCTACTTTTCAAGCGCTGTAAATTCCTAAAATCAGGAGGTGTTGCCATACTAATATTTATATTACGCTACTCATTTTTTACTGATTTTTTTACAATCTTATCCAATATACAGTGCATCTCTGGGCATCACAATGGTGTTTACAGCTATCAGAGGTGTAGGGATTTGGAATATGTAAATTTTGTTGTCATATGCATACCTTATGCCCACATACTTGTTTTCTTGAATGCTTTTTGGCAAGCCGCTTAGGAATATAAAATTCCATGCTGAAATATAGTTGGATGTGGTGGTGCGAGTGCCCCCAGTGAGATACACAGTGTAAGAGTATGGAGTACCTTGAAATCCGCTATTATCCTCTGCTCCAATGGCTTGGAAGTAAGCTGAAACACCGGTATAGTTGTTTTGCACTTGCATGCTGTACCACAAGTCGTTGGGTGTTGCAGTTCCAGAAGCCACATAAGTTCCATCCCAAACAATATTGCGTGTGGTTGTCACAGTGGGTGTGACAGTTGGTGACAGAGTTATGGTGGGTGTGATGGTAGGAGAAAGGGTGATGGAAGGTGTGACAGGGGGGGTCTGAGTGGGCGTTTCAGTTGTAGTGGGCGTGGGTGTGATCATTTCAGTGCGTGTGGGTGTCACAGTGGGTGTTTCAGTGGGTGTTTCTGTAGGTGTTTCTGTTGGTGTGAGCGTCACAGATGGAGTCAAGGTGGGCGTTTCAGTGGGCGTTTCAGTGGGGGTGGGGGTGATCAGTTCAGTGCGTGTGGGCGTCACAGTGGGTGTTTCAGTTGGAGTCACAGTTGGAGTGCTTGTGAGCGTTTCTGTGGGGGTGGGTGTGGGGCCCATAGTGCGTGTGGGTGTCACAGTGGGTGTTTCAGTTGGAGTCAAAGTGATGGTTTCTGTTACAGTTGGTGTGATAGTTGGTGTCACTGTGACTGTGGGTGTGACTGTGGGTGTAGTAGTAGGAGTCTCTGTGGGTGTCTCAGTTGGAGTTACAGAAGTGGTTATAGTTGGCGAGACTGTGGTTGTCACTGTGACTGTGGGTGTCATGGTGGGTGTGGTAGTCACAGTTTCTGTGGGTGTGGATGTTATTGTTACAGTTGGGGTTTGAGTGGGTGTTTCAGTGGGTGTTTCAGTTATAGTAGGTGTACATGTAGTTGTCACTGTGACTGTGGGTGTCATGGTGGGTGTGGTAGTCACAGTTTCTGTGGGTGTGGGAGTTGTGGTGGGTGTCTCTGTGACAGTGGGAGTCTGTGTCGGAGTTATGGACACTGTCAATGTGAGTGTGGGTGTTGCTGTGTTTGTGTTGGTGACAGTGGGTGTGTGGGTGGGGGTCACAGTGATGGTGTTGGTGACTGTGGGTGTGAGAGTGGGCGTCTTGGTGAATGTGGGTGTCAAGGTACTGGTGGGTGTCATGGTGGGAGTAGGTGTAATTGATGTCTTGGTGGGTGTGATGGTGTTTGTAGGCGTGGGTGTATTGGTGCATGTGACTGTAGTGGTGGGTGTGGGAGTGAGAGAATAAGTGGGTGTGACTGTGGGAGTCACAGTGGGCGTGGGTGTAGGAGAAGGCAGTATGGGTGTCAAGGGCAGCATGCCGATGCCTCTTTTGACCACAAGAGCATCATTCTGCATAACACGGAATACTACATTAGACATTAACAAGTATTTATCACCAGTTTAGCGATTTACATATTTTAATTGGTATTAAATATATTTTTGATAAGTATTGTTATGATTGATGATACTAATGCATGTTGGATAAAGCCCAATGCAAATCGCAGTCTTTTGGAGATGATCTTGAATATGGCACTTGCCATACCACTGGTATTTCTTGTGTGTGCATATAAATTGTTAGACATTTCATATGAATTACGAAATTCTCTCCGAAAAACAGATAGATATCATAAAACGAGTTGAGCTCATGTTTGAGAATGCTGCTCAAATGGAGACATGGTTTTCTCTTCCCAATAAACTATTTAGAGGGAAAGCTCCCATGGATTTGTTGCTGGCTGGTAATTTTGATTATTTTGAAAGGCTGCTCAACAAAGAACCTTTGGATTATGTCCTATAACTCATTGATTACAATTATAATTCCTTAAATATACAGGTGGAAAAGGATCCGTTTTTTAATTTCATTTCAGATCTCTCTGATAAGATACAAATAAGCAGAGAGCACAAGCAAATCATGGAAAGGGTGAACAGCCCAGAATCCTCTGCAGATGCATCCGAGACATCATTGGACCGAGGCAGAATGAGATTGAGTAGAAATTTAAATGACACACAGATACCACCACCTTTGATTTATGTAGGACTGAGCGGCATCAATGGATCAGACATGCTGACTCTGTATGGCAATAGTCCAGTGAGTGCTCATGCTGGATCTTTGTCTGCATTCAATATAGAGTTGTGGTGTGAAAATGGTGACTATAATTTGTTTCCTTCCACAGTTACCAGCATGACTTCTGCCACTTACAATAGTTTTTTAAACCATATTCAGTACCGGTTGCACAATGGATTTTCCTTGGCTAATACCAGCATGGTTTTTCCTTTATGTGCATTCACTTTAGGAGCAGGCCAAACAGTGACCCGAAGCATTGGTGGACAATTGACCAAAACATATCGCAAATTATGCACTGCCACAGTGGCACCAACTGCAGCTTGTATTATTAGAAATCATAGCACTGCATATTCATATCTGAGTGATTTTGAAGTGCTAATTACAGATTTCTCCTTTAATTATGTGCCTTAATGTCAATTGATGATTACGTCATTTCAGAATAAATACTATGATGCAAGTGTTAGATAAACCTAAATATCATACAATTTTTGGCTTTGATACTTCACATAAAATCTCAGCTCAAGCCATTGATATCATATATTGGATCATTATTGCAGCTGCATATTGCTTTGCATTTCATGCACTTAGCTTGATTCTTACATCATGGAATTGGTTCCTGGTAGGATTAACATCTCTGGGTGTTGTTGGATTGCCTTACTGTGTTAAAATCATACTGTTTGGCAGAGACAAGTTTCCTCGCAAAGCTGCATTGCTTTGTGCATTTCTTAGCTTGCTTCCCACCATATTTGACTTTGCTGGCTTGTATTCAGAAACTGGATTGCAAGACAGTTTGAAATTGAGCAAAGTAAAAATACTAGAACAGATCAATGATTTTGAAGCTAATAGTAAGAAAGCTGCACAAATAGATGCAGATACAATTAAAGAAGAAGAAAGAACTAAAATAGCAGATATAGAGGCTGCAGCTTCTCGCAAACTAACAGACATTAAGAAAGAAATTAATGAAGCCAATCAAAAGGTAATTGATGAAAAGTCTGGTGTCAAAGCTGATTACTCTACTGGTAAACCTGGAGATGGCCCTCGTTCCAAAGAATTAGTGGCTGCAGTGAGACGTTTGCAAAGTGAAGCAGACATTGAGCAGAGCAATGCTCGTGACAAGATTGAACGTGATGCCAATGTGGTAAAAGATCAGACCAAGGATGCCATGAAGAAGTCAGCAGAAGTGAGCAAGCTCATTGATGAGAAATTTGCAGACATCAAGAAAGAAGTTAACAAAGCTCATAACTTTAAAGAATTAGAGTTATCTGTTATTAACGCAAACGGGGTATTATCCACAGTGGCTTCCAAAGTTAATGTGGAATTCCGAGCCACAGAAATAGCAGGTTCAGACAACATCATCAGACTTTCATTTGGCTCTCTTATGCAGTTGGAAGTGACTGCTCTGGTGTGCTTGTTGTTGGCTTTCTTGATGGAGATAGGAGACATTGTCATTGTGTATGTGATTCGTCATGAGAAGGAAAAAAAAGAAGAGCCTCACATAGAGCCAGTTGCAATGCCAGTTAGAGTAGCTATGTTTAAGAAGACATATGATGGTTATTGAACAATAAAATGAATATAATAAACCAAGACAAATTCATGATCAAAATAACACATCCCAAATTGTTGTTGCATCGCAAGAGCGATTTTGGTGACACAGAATGTGGGCCATATTTAACAGATGCAGACACAGGCATATACTACAGTCATTATGACTATGGACATGCATTCAAACTGCAATTGTTGGGTTTTGGAATTGATATTTGGTGGCTTTAAATGGGCACCACCATGGTGTATGGTGAAATGGTGTAGCCTGCAGGAATGGCAGCCCATATCTCTTTGTCATTCACCCGTAGTTTGCGATCACCACTCACCACCGCTGAACAATCTGTGTTGCGTACCAGTCTCAAGTCTCTGTACAAATTGCTGAGACCTGGTATGACAAACCTGCATCCATAATTCAACCAACCCAGAGGCATTTCTTTTTCCATGACCACAGTATACAGGTGATTCAAAATAATACAAGCTTTTCTTGACTTAACAAAAAATACATTTAATATTATAACATGAGCTTGGAGACTGTAGCAAAAGAGCTTGAAAAAGAAGCATCTTTTAATGGTGTGGAAATTTTTGTAGATGAAACTGTTATTAATCATAGTTTCATTCCCATCATAAATGATCGAGGCATAGTTGGAGCTGTGGGTGAATATGTTGAAAATAAGAAAGTTAAAATAGGTTTCTTCATTCTGAATAATAAAATTGTGAGATATGCATTAAATGAGGGATTCAGCAAAGAGCAGTTGTTTGAATGTTTTAAAGACAAACTCTTTGACGAAGTTGACAAGACCAAGTTTTTTAAGATAATGACAGAAAAAAGCTTTTGATTTACAGCATTTTCCTTTTATAATAAAAATATGGCTAAATTATCCCCAACTAAATTGAAGAAACTAATAGCTAAAGGCAGGCTGGTGCCCATCATAGCTACAAACAATGAAGGCAACAAGGTGCTTGTGGGTTACAGGCGCAAAAACAGTAGAAGTTCCAAAGCAAATGAGAATTACACGTTCTCTGAACCTATATCTTTAGAAAAACCAGTTGACTCTTCTAACTAATAATCTATTATTAAAAATATGAGAGGAGGTAATAAACACATGATCAATTATAACAGTACTGATCTTAAGCCGAAGACATTCTTCGTTAAGATCGAACGCAGTCGTAATGGCCAATTCACGGTCAAGCGCGCCAAGGTTCTCGAGCAGGCTAATCAGCATGCTCGCTCCATCCGGCGTGTTGATGCCCGCGATCTCACTCGCGCCATTAATCGCACTGGTGGTCTTAACGTTGCCTAATTTTAACGTTGGAATCAGAACGCCGTCACTCGCAAGGGGACGGCGTTCTTTTTTTGTATAAACAATTAAGGGAAATAGTTAAAAAATCTACTTGTTGATTATAAAAGTTCATTTATAATGGATGTATGCTTAATAAAGATGACATCAATGCCCGGTTGAAGAGACAGCTGCAAGGCAAAACACCCAAGCTCAAGTGTCTGGTCACTGGTTTGGAAAGAATGACCAGCATGGATTATCTCAAAACCAAAGTGGATAAGTTTGGTTCTGTGGATAATTTCGTCAATAATTATATCAGCAGTGAAGCTGTGAAACTTCTCAAACTGAAAAGAAGCACCATGGATATTAAGAATGAGTTAAATGCTGCTGCATGTTATGTTCCCAATGAAATGCATGTGACTGAAGCATGCAAGTATTACAATGTATAACCAGCCACCATTTCCTATAGGCTTTAAAAAGCCTGTGTTCAATTTGCCTGCAGAAAAATTACGCAACCGATTTGGCAGAATGGTGTATGGGCATAAAACTGCGGGAGCCATTGAAGTCATGACCAAAGCATGTTGGGATTCAAACAAGAAGTACTTTGAGCCCAATGGGGCTCGCAGTTGTGTGAAAAATTTTTCAAAAAGTACTTGACGTTAATGGCAAGTCAGGTATATTAGGTCATGGAAAAAATATATTACTGTTCGGTGTCAGGCGAACCGCTTCCTGGCTCAAGAGTTGATGCACTGCGCATGTTGGGCATGCCAGAGAACACCTGGACTGCCATATTGCATAGCAAGGTGAGACGCAACAAAGGCATTTATTTTGGTGAGCAAGGATCAGGCAAGTTGATTATTGCAGACAAAATTTATTCCGACAGCATGTCATCCATTGATGAGGCTCTTGAAGAGCAAGAGAAGCGCGACAAAACACTGTCAAATTAACATGAAGCGCAAGGAGTATGCTGAAGTAACAAATAAAATTGTTCACATTGAGCAGGTTATGGCTCGAGGCCAAAGAGAACCAGTGTTGGAATTGGTTTTCAAAACTTCTGGTCACAACAGGTTGGGTGGGCACAAAGTTTACATTGATTTTAAGTGTGCCAAGGAGTTACAAAAGAAACTGGCAGCAAATATAACAGAGGTTGAATCAAAATATTATGCATATGGACTATACACCAGACTACAAAGATCCGCAGACCAGATACTTTGCTGACGAGATCAAGGATCTGAGCACAGATGATCTGCAACAACGTCACAAAGACATAGAGTTGTATCTCAAAACAGGTCTGCGCCCTTTGTGGACTGTGATTACCGGTTCTAATGCATTGGAGAGCATGAGGTACTGGTATCCAGAAGATCTTGTTAGATACAGAAGGATTTTGATGATGGAACTTGTTGATAGATGTAAGTCGTTTGAGCTCATACCCAAAATAAAATTTAAATTTTGACTTGACAGAACCTGCATTTCCATTATACTTAAAGTATGAACATTAAGATGACCTCAACAAAGTTTCAACCGGTTAATTCGGTTGTGATCCCTGAAGTGTATAGTCGGCGCATGAAGAGTGGCAATGAAAAAATTGACGCTCTGTTTGGCGGCGGCATTTTGCCTGGTAGTTCTATAACCTTGACTGCTCGTGCAGGCATGGGTAAAACTACTTTTGTGCTGCAGCTCATTGAAAGTCTGCATAACAACAACCACCGAGTTGGTTACTGCTCTTCTGAGGAATCTGTTGCCCAGCTGGCAATGACGTGCAAGCGTCTGCAAGTTGAAAATGTTCAAGTGTGCAATGAATCAGATGTGGATACCATATCCAAGTACATGGATGACATGGATGTCATTGTCATTGATTCATTTCAAGGCCTGGTCAAAGGCAACAAGCGTGGACGTGAACTTGAGAAGTACTGCATTGAAAGACTTGTTGTGCGTGCCAAAGAAACTGAGTGTGCAGTCATTTTGATATGTCACAATACCAAAGCTGGTGGCATCAAAGGATCTTCGTTGATCATTCATGCTGTGGATGTGAACATTAGCATCAACATGATCAAGGATGCAGATATGAATGCTCGAGCCATCAGATTTGATAAAAACCGATTTGGTCCTGCATCTGAACTGGAATGTTTCATTGAGTACAGTGGTTACGACTTTGAAACTGAGGTTGTAGTTGACAAGGACGAAGCAACCAAGACCTCCAAGTCAGACAAAAAGAAGGAACAGCGGGAATGCATTCTCAAGCTCAATACCATCACCCTGCCTGATGTTTGCAGAGAGTTGAGCATTGACTCAACGCGTGCAGGGTTTTTGCTGCGCGAGCTTCAGAACGAGGGCAAGATTGTCAAAGAAGGCCGTGGTGTAGAAGCCAGATGGATCAAGTCACAACTTCAAGTCACTGTGGTGCAGAGTTAATGTTACTTCAACTGTAACACCTGAGTAAAGCAGCTCAAAATTATTATGCTACCCATCAAAAAGAAAATCCTCATACCCCCCGAGTTATGGCCAAGCTGGGTCTAAAGGAAGATGATATCAGAGTATTCATTCAGGACTGTTTATTTCCTGAAATATAAAACAGTTTTTACTTTTTTTGCGGCAAATAAATTTATGAATCACAAGCAAAGCGCTTTATAAAAGATGACTATTATCTACAAGCCTTTTTACAATCTGATATTTGTATTTGATTAAAAGATAATTCTTGTAATTCATCCGAAGTAAAATATTTTGTAACTTCATTATCATCTATTTCATTTGCTTGTATTAGCCCTTTAGCTTTATTTCTTAAATATTGGTAAGCAGTATTTTTATCAGTTATCATAAGATTATTTATTCTAAGATTATTAATGCAGACATTGCTGAATGATTACCACATTGAAGATAATAATTACCAGGAGCTTGTCCGGGCGATATAACCCAAACTAAATCTCCAGAACCAGAACCGTCTCCTGTCACTCCTGCGGTTACCCTAGAGGCAGGTGGTCCGTAATAGCCTGTTTGCCCCTCTACTGTAACTATATATAAAGGATGAGAGGCTCCTAAATTTAATTTAAATGTATAGGTTAGTCCTCTCTTACAAGTTATAGGCTTTCCAGAATTAGATGTAACTTTACCTGCAACTCTATACGTGTTACCGTAAAAGCCTATATCGAGAGGTTGCCCGCTTCCATTTGAATAGATGTTAAAAACCAAGGGCTGATACGTATCCGCAAGATCATCATTTACTTGATAACCTAAATCTAATAAACTACCTAATGTAATTCTGGATAGAGGTTGATCGTAAGCTCCTTCACTCTGCGGGGTCATTAATTCATCATTCAGCCCAGGGGCTCCCGGAAAAGAATTACCATAATAATTTCTATTATCTGAACCATATGTTGCATCTGTATTGTACCCTTCATCCCAATGAGATGCTATGGATCCAAATCCCCTTCCATTTTCTATAGGTATTGCTGTTAATGAAAGGTTGAATGCTAAGTTGTACGCGGAAACTGCTGCACTTCTTCCAATTAGTGAAGAACAGCAATCTCGAGCTGCTTGAAATGCTCCGTCTCCTATGTATCTTGTTGTCCCATCAATTGTTGTAGAAGAACCATAATCAGAAGAACTTCTTGTTCCTCCTAATGCACTACATGTATAAAATAAATTTTTTGATGCTCCTAATCCTAAGGGATTTGTACTGTTATCTCCTGCTCCTACTCGATAGCCCCTATATAAAATAGAAGGCGATGTAGTAGAATCTAATTTAAACCAATTAGTACCTATGCCCAAACAATGTCCAATTTCATGAAGGGCGGTATAATAAAATGTATTTCTATTGTTAACTGTAGTTTCTAGCACGTCTAAATCGGTGTAATATGAATTAAAAACAATTGATGCTGTAAATGGAACATCCCATTGAGTTGTACTTGTTACTCCTACTCTGCGTGTACCGGTTATACCTGCAGCTCCTAGCGTTAAACTTACACTATCATAATAACTACTAACATACATTACAAGGGTTGTATTAGGATTACCATTCATAGGATTAGATACTAGTTCATAGCCATTACTAATAGTTGAGTCTTGTGTTCTTAATGCAAAAGTGTTACCTGCTAATACATTTCCCCACCTATCTATGGCAGATAAAAATGTGTTTGTTGTGGCTAAACTAAAGCCTGGAGTTTTATCAAAAATAGCAGATATTTGATATCCTACAGTTACATATACATCTTTACCACTTCCAAGATAATTAACAAAATATCTACCTCGTCCAATCGGGTTAAAGTTATTTTGTGTAGGAGTAATAGTGGGAGTAATAGATGGTGTAAGACTTATGGTTGGAGTGGGAGTTCCAGTTGGTGTTATCGAAATAGTAGGAGTTACAGAAATAGTTGGTGTTGGAGTAATTCCAGTTGTTTGTGTAATTGTAGGGGTTAAAGTAATTGTGGGGGTAATAGAGATTGTTGGAGTTGGTGTAATTGTTGAGGTTTGAGAAATAGTGGGTGTAATCGTTATAGTTGGAGTCAAGGTAAGAGTAGGTGTAATGCTAGGAGTTATAGAAGTTGTAGGTGTATTTGTGGGTGTAGAAGAAGGGGTAATGGTGTTTGTGGGTGTAATGGTTGGTGTAAGAGAGATAGTTGGTGTATTTGTTATTGTAGGTGTTACGGATGGGGTTAATGTAGGTGTTTGAGTTTGAGTTAAAGAGATTGTTGGGGTAACAGTAACCGAAGGGGTTATGCTACTAGTAGGAGTAACGGTTTGTGTAATAGTTGAAGAGGGTGTTACAGTAACAGTTGGAGTATTAGGAGGAGTTGAAGTAGGGGTTTCTGAAGGCGTTATAGTTGGTGTCAATGAAATAGTTGGCGTTAAGCTTATTGTAGGAGTTATAGAAGGTGTTGGTGTGGGGGTAGCAGGTTGAACATCTCCTCTACTCTTATTAGCAGCAGAATTTAAATTTAATACTCTTTCAAGAGAAGTTAGATTACTAGCAGCTCGGACTCGTGCGCGGTTCAAATCTTGAAAGCTTGGATAGAAAACGGCCATATGTTATAATATTTAATTTGATTTATTTATTATTTACTATATATTGATTGAATGATTCTGATATTAATTGTACCGTTAATGTTATGCTCTTGTTCATCCACAAGCAATTACCGCAATGGAATGCAAGAAGATAGCATTACATGGGAATGGGATAAACGAACAGATAGTCGTCCGAGTACACGTAATATGAATAATAATCTGCTTGACTCACCAGATGGGAGCTCATATATTGGAGATGGTATGGGAGCAAGTATTCGATTCTAATGAACAGACATTATGTTATCACTACAAAATACCAAGGACGTCTACCTTATTACGAGGTGGTTGAGGTATCCAAAGCAGAAGATAATCTTCATATCGAAGATTTCAAGACTTATGAAGAAGCTCTACAGCATGTAAGAATACTAGAAGTTAATAATCGATTTTATGAAAAACTGGCTCTATAAAGTAACTAAAATTATAGTAAATGATTGCTCTGTAGGTATGTTTTTAATTGTTATAGGATTTCTTCTAGGATGGATGTCACAGTCAATCTTTACTTTAATATCTAGCATTGTTAAAAGATTCTAATGGCTAAGGTCAAGAGGGTAAGTACGTTACCAAGTAACTATCTGGTAAAAATAGAAGTAAAAGATGAGCATTGCACATTTTCTATAAACCCCTATATTACGTTTATGAAGTTGGTAAAAGCTGCAAATATGAATGCTGCGGTAAAAGCTGCAGCTACATATTGTAATAAGCAAATGAAAGAGTATCCAGGTACCTGGTTTTCATATTCTACCAGTGAAGTAGAACCTTATTTTTACCCGCTTCCTTATAGGAGGTTTGAAGATTAATATGTGGGATCCAATTAGTGTGTTTTGTATTATATGGGCGCTTAACGTCGGTCTGCCTTGTTCACGCTTATCTGTGCATGATGTTCAGAAAGCTAACGAAAAGCAAGCTAACTCAATAGTTGTCAATAAATGAAGTTTTGTAAAAGAAAGCGCAACAGTTATATGAGCTGTGGTAAGGTTTGTTCAACTGACTATATTCTATCAGAAGATGTATTAGCTTTTCATGGCAAAGTATTCTTTGAAAAATGGAAAGAGTTTATGAAATCTGCTAGGACTGTTCTTATTGAAGATGTTAAATCAAAGAAAGATTTAGTCGGATACTATTATGCCGACTACGAACACTATGCTAGAATGACGGATTTTTATTTAAATCCTACAAGCTAGAATAAGTAATTACATGAACATCGTAGAAAAAGTAGTCGACTTATATTATTCATTAAGGTTTGCTGTTGAAGATCTTTACTATAAGGTAAAAGATAAATTCGGTTTTGATGACACCGAATATAATTATTCTGATTACTCTAATCCTGTCGATGAAGTTGTAGAAGAGAAGCCAAAAAAGAAGAAAAAGAAAAAGACAACTAAAAAGAAGAAATAAATTATTCTTCTACTTGAATGTCCAGCTTGCCTTCTAGCTTATATACAAACATTTGATCATTCGAAGCAACAGCTTCTTTCTTTAACTCACTGTAATTACTGAGCAGCCCTGTGCTTAGAGCAATTACATCATATTTAAAATCGCGTTGATCTTTAGGTGATTTTGTTTTCATGTAAACTTCAACAATACAAGCTTTGGGGTCTCCAAAACTAAATATATCTCCATTCTTTAAATCATTGAATGTGTTTTTGTTATCTTTTCGTTCTTGTTTTGAGAAGTTTACTTTCATAATATTATTTACATAGGTTTATAAAAAATCAAAAGAAAAAAAGCTTGACTATTATACTTGTTCAAAGATAATAGATGTATGGAGCCAATCGTCTCTTTTGTAAATTACAAGTTTAAAAGGTATGACAACTCTCGTCTAAAAGAAACATATAAACATCTTAAAAATATAAAGCTATATCTGCTTGAACTTACTTTTAAGGATACAGGCGAACAAATCCATAAGTTTGGAGTAACATCTTACTTTGATGTTATTAAAAGAATGGAAGTTAGTGATTATCATCCTGAGTATAAAATGTTTAGCCGTGTGCGTGCTCTAGCTAGTGCTTATCTTCCTGTTGATGTAGCTCTTGAGCAGGAAAAGTATTTTCAAAACCATTATAAGAAAGAAATATATATACGTAAACCTTATTATTTTAATGGTATATCTGAAGCTTTAATTCTATTTCCAAAGGATAGAAGGGATAGTATTATAAAGATTATGAATTTACATAAAGAATATAAAGCAAAAAGGTTGAATTTATTAGAGGTTAAATAAATTATATTATGATAGACGGAGACAAGCTATACGCACTTAGTTTGTATAGTGTATTAGCTCTGGCATTTATATATTATTCGTTCCTTACTAAAGTTTAATAAAAAGTTCTTGACAGAATTACGTTTTCCTACATAATATAAGGACAATGAACGTTAAATTACAAAGCACTAAATTCGTATCAATTAAAGATGTAACTATTCCCGATGTTTTCTATCGGAGAATGCAAACGGGTATCGAGAAACTCGATGCAATGTTTGGGGGAGGTATTCTTCCTGGTTCTTCTATTACATTAACTGCACGAGCTGGTCTCGGAAAGACCACGCTTGTACTGCAAATGTTAGAAAGACTGGTAAAGAGCGGTAAACGTGTTGGTTACTGCTCCTCAGAAGAATCTATTGCCCAGCTTGCTATGACCTGTAAACGACTAAATGTCGAGAACGTTCAGGTATGTAACGAGGGTAATGTCGATAAGATCTCTAATCATATGAAAGATCTCGATATTATTGTTGTTGATTCGTTTCAAGGTCTTATAAAAGGTAATCTTCGAGGACGAGAGCTAGAGAAGTATTGTATTGAAAGACTTGTAGTTAACGCTAAAGAGACTGAATGCGCGATTGTATTAATCTGTCATAATACTAAAGCGGGTGGAATTAAGGGTAGTTCTCTTATTATTCATGCTGTAGATGTTAACGTTAGTATTCATCCTATCAAGGAAGCAGAAGCAAATGCTCGTGTCATAACCTTTGATAAGAACCGTTTTGGTCCTTCTGCAGATGTAGAGTGTTATATTCAGTATAGTGGGTATGATTTTGAATCTGAAGTAATTGTTGAAGAAGAAAATACTTCTAAAACTGCTCGTAAGAAAGATCAGCGTAATAAGATTTTGTCTATGAATGGCGATATTACGCTCCTTGAAGTGTGTAAACAACTTAGTATTGATAGTACTCGTGCTGGGTTCCTTCTTCGTGAGTTACAGAATGAGGGCAAGCTGGTCAAAGATGGTAGAGGAGCGGATTCGATCTGGAAGAAGAACGAGCTTCAGATTACTGTTGCACAGAACTAAATTACCTTTATACTACTTAAATGATGAACCTTAAGACCGCACAACTACCTGAACAAGCGCCTTTTGTAGGCCAGCACGTTACAGAATTTCACTATACAGATCGTGATGCTTGGGAGGTAATTGAGGTTATGAGCCCTCGAAGGATAAAAATTCGAGAGTTTGATGCAGAGTGTACCCTTAAACCTAAAGATTTTCATCCTGGAGGCTTCTGTGGTCACTTTGCTGATAATCATTCACAGGAATATAAATTTACAAGTAATCCTAAAAATCAAGTAAAGGTACTTAGCTGGCGCTCTAAAGCTAAACGCTGGGCTGAAGTAGGACAAAGGACTCAGTATAGTCTGTTCGGCTTACATAGGAAAGGTGAGCAAGCTGTTAAGTTTTATGATTACAACTTCTAAAGTACAAGACTATATTAATTCAGGTCATGACGAGCATGATGTGGCTCGTTGGTTGATCAATCTAAACATTAACAAATATGTTCCAATGGAGCTAGATGACTTAGCCGATACTAGCGTTGTAGCTAGTGAAGTGGATGCTATTGTTGAATGCATTCAAGAAAAAGATTATGAAGACGCCATTAGTATTGCAGAAGACAGCGCTGTTGTTATTCTCGAAGATGAAGGGTTTGATGTTAGCAACCACTAACAATTGTATTAATAAGTTCTTTAGCTTTAATTAGAGTTTGCGCGCTTCCTATTATCTTATTGTTTTCAAATATATAGTGGAAGCCTTTCTTTTCAACAATCCTATATTGTTCGTAATGTATACCTTCAACCCCAGGATGATTTAATTCTCCTAGGTGTTTATTAATCAGGTCGACGAACATAGAAATATTTAATAAAAAAATGAAGATATACTCTTTAAAAAAGACCTCTGTAATGTATAATAAAAATATGATGTTATGGATTATTACAGATTTGATAGGATCATTGCTTGATATTATTCGTGATTCAATCTATGCATATGTACGAATAGTAAGAGAAGGCTTGACTGTCTTTATTAAAGCAGCTATTATTATCCTTATGTATATGAAAAGTATTGCAGATAAAAGTGTTATACCTTCAATCTTTGAGTTTAGCTTCTTTCTTATAACAGTCTCTATAACTATCTTATTTGATTTTATTGTAATTATTTCTTCGTTTTTCTTATTTTTATCTAACATCTGTATAAATATTTCAAGGTTAACGCAAACTGCTGCTAAAAACTTACAAAAAAGATATACCTGGTTGAATGGATAAGAGTAAACAAATTCAAGAGACGATTGAGCTAATCAAACAGCTAGACCTCATTCAAGATCAATTCAAGTTTTACGAAGAAGAAGGTGATAGGCTTACAATAGAGCACATGACTATTATTAAAAATAAAGAGCATTTATTCCCCGAGGGTGCAGAGAAACTAAAAACGATTGATAAGAAATTAGACGAACTTACAATTAGGTTTGAGAAAGATAATAGTCTGTTTAATAAAATTTTAGTTAAGGTAAGTAGTTTGTTAAAAAAGCACAATAATGTTTAAAAGAAAACCGAAAGGAGATCTTTTCAACTTTGAGGAGTTTACTGTGTATAGCCCTAAGCAGTTTAATAATAACTTAAGCATAGAAGATAAAGACATAACGTTCTATATTAAAGTATGCACCAATTCGAATAGAGCATTTACATGTCCTTTTCCTCATATAGATAACACGGTAGGTAGTGAAGAACTTAGTAATAAGGAAGTTAAGAAGATTGTTGACTTTATTAACAATACTCCAGAAGCCATTGTATATACCTCGGAGTATTCTATTGAAAATGTTGATGGTAGGAGATTAGAGATGTATTACGGAAAGCTTGATAATATCTAATGTTCCTACATAATAAGTTTATTGTCCGAGCAATCGGAGGGTAAGCCGGTTCCCCGTTAAGAAACTGGTCATCATCTTGAGTTTTGCTGTTCTCAAGTAAATCAAAAACAGCCTTTTTTTGAAAAAAATAGTTGACCTATTCCTAGATTCAGCCATAATATTTACATGATGAAAAAACAAACGAACAAAGAATATAGTCTATTGGTGTTTATGAAAGCTCAGCACAAGTATACCGATTCAGAGGTTCAATTAGAAACGCTGTGTAAAGAGTTTAATGGACGAGCGGTAGGGGGAGGTACAGATCTATGTACAGGTAAGCGAGATCAACAGTTTGCCTTCTTTAATAAAGCTGGTGCAAAAGCCTTTCTTAAGCATCCTTTTACCAAAGCAGTTACCCTTAAAGATTACGACCTAGTAGAGGTAGATTAATAAATAACTTTATGACATACGCAAGACTAAGAGATGTTTTGAACATGCTTAAGCCGGATCAACTCAATCAAGAAGCTCAAGTCCTTACAGGAGGTAAAATGGTTCAAATTGATCAAGTTGAATCATTTAGAGGCGATGAAAATCTAGCTGGTAAGTTTGGAGCTCATCCAAAGCAAGTATTCTTAACTAATAATAAAGAACTATAATCAATGAAAGCAGTGTTAATATACGACATAGAATATGAGTCGTATGATAAGCGCAAAAAGCTTCCTACAGAGCTTGTTGCAGATCTAGATGATTATCAATGTCAAGTAGGGTTTGGTAGCTTAAATTATCGCTCACATCAAGCAGTTAAAGATGCTACAGGCGTTAATACAAAGTACTGTAAAATAAAAAATCTTGACTGATTTCTATATTCCTGCATAATATATGTATGATGAAA